CCTATATATCTATTAGATTATATCTATCCTACATCTAGTGGAATGGAATCTATTAGAGATCTTGTGGATCACGCTAAAGAAGATCCCTATACTTATAATACCAATATGAGTATCCTAAATCTGTTATCAGATATTTTTATCCAGATAGGATGCGATCCTAATAGAGATTTAAAGAAAGAAATTAAAAATATAAATGATATTGCCTATGGGAAGAAGAAAGAAGAACCCAAAACTCAGGAAGAACCTAAAAATACTAATGCTTTAAATATAGAATATGATCCTACAGTAGATTATAGAAATTTATCTACATCTAATAAGCCTAAAGAGATCAAAGGTCATCCTGGTTTTACCGTGTATAATTAAACCCAACATATCATATAATTATTATACCTACTTTATAAATTATATAATTCTCTATTTTAGACGGAGTAGTAGGATAAGGACATCAAGTCCTTATCCTCTCTCTTTTGTTAATACGTCACTACAAATATAAAACAGTGGCTCCAGTTCTTTTTTTTTGTTAAAAAAGAACAAAATTCATAATAGTATAGAAAATATATTTTCTTTATTTATTATCTAGAGGAGGTTATATTATATAAATAGAGAAGAAAATATTAGAAAAATAAAAAGAGGTATTTTAATGGTTTAGGTTATTATATATTAAAAAAGAAAAGGCACTTCTCTATATTTCCTATACTACTACATAATAGTTTATGATTTAAAATTTTACTAACAATATTTTAATTTATTAGAGAACCATTTACTGATTTAAAGATTATTTTCTTTAAAGGATATGGAGGTATTTCTATAATGGATTTTGATTTAAGCAGAACGTCAAAATATCCTGAACATATCAAAACCGATGAATATCGTGAGAAAAAAGAATATATCGCTGAATTAACTTCTGCTGCATTATATGGAATAACAAGCAGAGCTAAAAATCTAATAAAAGAAAAATCTGAAGATTCAGGAATAGTAGATACTGTAAAGGCAAAAGCAAAATTATATCAATTGTATGATAAGTATACAAAAGATTGTAATAAACTAATCAATAGCAATAAAACTCTTAATGAGATAAAAGAAGAGTCTAAATTCGTTATTGAACTATATATAAGCAATATTTCTGAAATGATCTAATCTAATCCAGAATCCTTTGATTAGGATTCTGGACATTTTAATCTCACATAAGATCACATCTTAGTAATTAAGCCATTAACATAATTGGAGGTTAAAATTATAATGGGTGGTTTTACTAATACAAATTACAGAAAAACCTCTGAGAGTCTTGTAAAGGGACTACAAAACCGTTTAGAAAATAATCCTTATTATTTATTTATCGATAAGAAACCTACAGTGGTTACTTATTGGAATATAAATGATAAACACTCCACCTTAGATCAGGGTGATAAAGAAGTATATCACCAAACTGGGGAGAATACTCCTTTAAGATATAATAAAATAAATAATTTTCAGATATATGGTATTGAACGTATAATGGTAGATATTCAACGTGGTGAATATGGTCCTGAATCTCCTATTGAAGGAGAAGCTATTATTCTTCCTAATACTATTATACCTTGCCCTGATGATTATTTTATGATCACATATCTTAAAGATAATACTCTTTTATTCAGGGTAAATTCTGCAACTCCTGATACATTAGAATCAGGAGCTAACTTTTATAAAATAAAATATAATGCAGAAACATCTAGTGAGTTATCTAAAGGATTTTTAGATAATAAACTTCTTGTAAATGAATTTGATTATAGACCTGGTAATATAGGCTCTAATCTATCTACGCTTATAGTAACTTCTGATGCTGCTTTGCTGGATAGAATACAAAGTCTATATAATATGCTGAAATCTTTCTATTTAGAATTGTTCTATAAAGGAAATATCCAAACCTTTATTTATGGATATCTCGGGATGTTTATCTATGATCCTTACTTGATAGAATTCATTATTAGAACAGGTATCTTCTCTGAAGAAGGAAACAATTACCTTTATATATCCCAAGCAGTTCATAAACCAGATACATTCTCTATAGAATATTCTAGAAGTATATTTAAAGATGTGGAAGATGTAAATCCTAAGATGCATTTGAACAGTTGCTATCCTGTTCCTGTTCATGACCCTAATAGTTTATTAGTAGATAGAATGGAAGACTATTGGGAATTATCTATCAATTTAAGAAATAAATGCAATGAACCTATAAATTGGTTAGATATGGATTTATTTGATAGAATTGAAAAGAATCTTCCTTATGAAGATGATAAAAAGAATTTCTACAGAAATATTATCATCAAATTTATGAACAAAACTTCAGATACATTTGATCTTAATATAGAAGATATAGAAAGTGCAGAAGAAAGAGATTACTATTTCTGCAAAGATCTATATTATGAAATTCCTTTATTATTGTATGCTATAAGAGGATATATGACTGGATTACAATCTGGAGGTACTCAAGATTCTAATCCTGACTACCAAAAATATGTAACAAGTACTTCTTGTACTAAATCATATATTGAAGGTAATTAAATAATATTATTTACAACAATATAATGGATAATTTTCATTATAGGAGGAATATTATGTCTGCAGCTGTTGATGAATGTCTGATTGAAGATATTAAACGAGATCTTCTTGAAGACATGATGATTGGCGATAATGATATCGCAGAAGAAACTTTAGATAAAATGATGGGCTGGAATGAAGAAACTCAAGAATATGATTCTGAAGATGGAGTATTATTCCCGCAACCTATTACAGAAATAGAATAAGAGAGGTATATAAAAATGAGCTTTGAACATTTGAATCCTGATATTATGGTAGAAGGAAAATTTGATGAAGATCTTCATGAAGATATTCTGATGGAAACAGTAGATCAGATGATCGATGAAGATGAAGAAGTAGATAAAGAAATTCTTCAGGGTCGTGGAGATGGAGAACTCGTAGATATCATCGATGATGAAGATGACGACGATGAAGACGATGATGATAACGAAGAAGATGACGACGATGACGAAGGCTACGATGATGAAGACGACGAAGATGATGATGATGAAGAAGACGAAAAATGTGAAAAATGCGGTAAGAATCCTTGTGTCTGCGATGACGAAGATGATTATGATGAAGAAGACAATGATGACGACGATGATGATGAAGAGGAGTATAAAGACTAATTACTAGGAGGAAATAAAACAATGAAAAAATTGGTAAATGTGTACTGTGATAAAGCCTTTTCTATTAATGGAGTAGTATTTTCTGGTGTTTGCCGGAATATTATTCTTAGAGATGAAGATATTGCTATTTGCTTAGAATTTAAAGCAAAAGTAGATGAACTTCTCGAAGGTGGTAAAGTTGTAAGTCTTGGTTTTGATAACTTCCGTAGTGGAAATGGTCCTTCTAAGATTCCTAATATCAATGAAAAATTAGCTATTACAGAATCCTATAAGAGACCTGAAGTGGAAACCATTACAGATGATCAATTCAAAAAAGATACAGAAAAGAAAGAAAAACAAAAAGAAACTCCTGTAATTGAAGATCATCGTAAGGAAGTTGTTGCAAGTCATGAAGAAGAATCTGAAACTAAAGAAGAAAATACTTCTTTAAGTGGTTCTTTAGTTGTTGAAAATAAAGATAGTGCTCCTAAGAAAGATGCAAGATCTTATTATAAGAAATAAAAAACTTAAGAGTAGATCTTTTATGGTCTACTCTTAAATTCATTATCAACTCACTATGGGTTAAAACATACATATAAATTTAGTAATTTTTTTAAAGTGGGTGAAATTAAAATTGGATATGAATATCGTTGGAGCTCTTATCTGTGAAGAAACAAGATCTAACGTAGAATTTAAGATTAAGAGTGAAAATAAAAACGGTTTCATCATCGCTGAAGGTATTCTTCAAGAAGGCGATGAAATTAATAGAAATAGACGTTATTATCCTACGGAAGAATTGTCTCGCTGCATTACTTCCCCTAGGACCAAAGAATTAGTTGAAACAGGTAACCTTAAAGGTGAAGCTGGTCACCCTTCTGATGCATCTTTAGCCCGCCAAAGTAAAATTGATCCTACTTTGGAACAGGTTTGGTATACCAAGCTTTGGATGGATGGTAATTTCGTTAAAGCACATTTCCGTGGTACGAATAATGAATTAGGTAAATCTTTTAATGCTGATTTAAAAGATGGACAACTTCCTTCTTTCTCTCTTCGTGCTGTTGGTTCTCTTGTAAATGAAAATGGTAGAATGACTGTAAAGGGAATGCAGATGATAACTTATGACCGTGTATATTTCCCCTCTCATTCTAAAGCATACACAACCAGTATTGTAACAACAGAATCTGTTGGATTTGGTGCTCATAATTATTATAAAATAAATCCTTCATCTGAATTGTATCGTAAGAGTAATGAAATTAATACAATTGCTAAGTTTGGTAACTTAGCAGAATCTACAGAACTTATTGTTCCTATTAATCAAGAACAGATTAAGAGTTTCTTAATTTCTGAATCTAGTAATGTAAAAAATGTACTTGAAACATTTGATGTAGATCATAAGAAATTTAAATTAAATGAAGATGGTACTACTGTAACCATGGGTCTTAAGAATGGTGATAAAGTAATTTTATCATTAGAAGAAGCAATTCAAAATGAAGTTATGTTTGGGGTTTCTAATTATTTCTAAATAAATTTTAGAGTATACCTTTAGGGGTATACTCTATTTTTTTTTGATGCAATCTATATATTTCTGTAACAATTAAATAATATAAAAAGGAGAGATCTCAATTATGAACAAGTCTAGTTTTTGTATAGCTATTGAAGGTACCGATGGAAGTGGTAAAACTACATTAGCTAATAATATCAGAGAATATATTAATTCTAATAGTAAAGAATTTAATGATTATCATGCCTTTACAATCTCTTTCCCTTTTCATAGTTCAGAAATGTATCATACAATCAGGGAGTCGTTACTTCCTGGGAAAAATATCCCCACAGATATTTTGCAGACTTTGATGATACTAAATATGAAAGATGAGTTTGATAATTTTTTGAATGATTTATTAGAGGGTGAAAAAAATGTTCTAATCTTAGATAGATGGCTATTATCTACTATTGCTTATAATATTAAAGATAATGGTACTATTTTAGATTCTGCTTTAAGATTTATATCTAAATATAAAAAAGAAACAGATGATATTATCTATACTAATAGAACTGGTACTTCTCTTAATTTGGATATCTCTGAATTTTCTAAACTATATTGTGGATTAACTCATATTCCTGACTATGTATATATTTTAGATGTAGGGGAAGATAGGTTAAGGAAACACTGCGAATCTAGAATTAAAGATGGAGAAATAATAGAATCTAATGATCTAGTATTTTCTAAAACTGCAAAAATTTATAAAGATATATCTGATGTATTAACTGGAGCTAAAGAGACATTTAGAAGAGATCTTATCATTAGTGGGTATTTAAATAATGATCCTCATGATGAAATAAGCCTAACTCTAGATGAATCTGAAGTAAAGGTATTATCAGATCTTTCTAATTATATGAATCCTATAGATGATGAAACTTTGTATGAAAATCTTAAGCAATATATTTTAAAAGATATAAAAGACAAAATATTTTAATTTAGAGGAAATATAAAATGAAAAGCTTCATATCAGATCTAAAGATACAAAAAGACTTAGCAAATGTAATAATAACTCATTTAATACGTAAATGGAGATTACAAGTTGCCTTTTCAATCATTGCATTAGGTATATTTATAATGGGATTAATTACTCCATTTATAGTTAATTATTATTTCTTCCTGAGAGACATAGATCCTATTTCGAATAAAGAAGTAGTAGAGCTTATATTATTATACCTTGTAATAATATTATCATCTTTCTTATATTATAGAGTATTAAAATCCAGTAATGGAAAAGATAATCTAATCAATGAAATTAGATATTTTGTATATACTTGGAAATATGGTAAATTGTTATATATAAAGACCATAAATAGCTGTGAATATGAAAATATTATGAAATATTCTAAAACTATGATATTGAATACAGAAACTGGAGATACTTCCGTTATCGCTTTATCAGATAAAAAATATGAATATTTCATGAACAAAGTAATTAGAGCCACTCTCTACAATATTTTCAATATATATCTTGATTTTAAAATAAAAAATAAATGTTTTACTCCTTTCCCCTTTTTAAATAAAAATCTTGTACTGAATCCTAATGCCTTGTCTAAATTGATGGATACTAAAAAATTAGAATACTTGTATTCATATTTAGTATTTGAAAAAGGAAAGAATTGTGCAGATAGCTATATTTATAATACTCTTTATAATAAGATCTTTAAAGAAGTATTAAAATATATAGAGAGCGATAAAAAAATAGAAACATATTATAAAGAAGAAGATGTAGCTGCTCTTGTAGATACTACATTAGGACATTGGTGTGAAATGCTTTTTGATATGAAACTAAAATATTCTCTTCCTAAATAAAAAAAAAGAGTATAGGAGAATCTCCTATACTCTAATCTTTATGAAAAGTTTGTAGGAATTCTATTTACAGGAAAGATACCGAATTCATCATTTGAATAATCTTCATAATCAGAAAGTCTTTCTACACTCATAGTTACAGCATTATCATCTCTATCTATGCTAAACCATATGTTTATTTTTCCATATAGTCCCATACATTTAATCATTTCATAAATACTACTTACAAACCATATACCATTTTCATCTTTTGCTAAGATAGTATACTTTTCTTTTCTATTCCCTTTTATAGGATAATATTCTATGATCACCATAGGAGCATCTTTTAATAATCTAACTATTTCTTTTTTCTCTTCATCTGTTCTATTAGGCATCATTCCTAAAATAGTATACAATGCCAAAGAATCTGTATCTTCCATCTTATACATATTTCTATATTTTGCATCTTCTAAACATTTTTTAGTGTGAGGAGAATTTAATACAATATTATAAGTAAAGGGTCCAAGATTTGTAAATATTTCTTCTTCTCTATTTACCATAAAATTGATTGCATTAAAATGATTGCTTAACTCTATATCTAATTTATAATTATGATCAGTGATGGCTCTATTATAATCAATATACTGGTTAATATGGGATAACTCATGAAGGATTACTAAATTTATCATTCCTTTATAATCTTCTAATGCAGTATATCCTAACGTTTCTCCTTCATATATGATTCTATCTATATTGATTGTAATGATTCCATTATTTACTCTACCAAAATCATTTGATTTGGAATATGTTTCATAAACTAATTGTATAGCTCGTATTCTATTTATTCTAGTATTAAAATACCTAAATGCTTGTTGTGCATAAAAGCATAAGTCCGAATAGCTAACTTTTTCCATATATTACCCTCCTTAAGTACGTAATCATTCATAACTATAATATATCACCGAACTAGAATTTATTGTTTCGACATTTACTTAAAAAATATCTTTAGTATCATAAGGAGGCTTAAAATGCCCAATGATATAAATATGGTTGAACAGCAAATACCTGTTCACTATCATAGATCTACAACTAATAAAACTTTTATAGAAATGAGTAACTACTTAAAAGCTATTGGGGTTAAGAATAATAGATTTATGCTAGCCTTATTAGATCCTGATTTGGCTAATATAGATCCTCATGATCCTAATTTAAGCACTACTTATAAAATGAAAGTTTTGATGGAAGTTAGAAATAACTTCTGGTATTATCTTAGAGAAGTAGTTAGAGTACCAACCTCTGGTGAACCATCTAAATTCTTATTAAATCGTGGTAATATGGCATTCTTATATATGGCAATCATGAATTTTGATTGCCTGTTATTACAGCCACGTCAGACAGGTAAGACCATTGGTGCTGCTTGTCTATATACCTATATTTATAACTTTAGAACACAAAATACTCAGATTTCTCTTTTGAACAAGGAGGCAAAAGACTCTCGTCTTAACCTTTCTCGTATTAGAGCTATTCGAGATTTACTTCCTGAATATCTTAGATTTGATGCTAAGTTTACAATGGATGGTAATAGAAAGAAGCAAGTACAGAATACTCAGATTTATATGGAAAACGCCATAAATCATAATAATATCAAAACTTATGCTAAAGCTAGAAATGAATTAGCTGCAGCTAACTTGCTTCGTGGTCAAACATTCCCTTTACTCTGGGCCGACGAATTTGCATTTATTCCCTTTATGAAAACTATTTACGGGAACATGCGTCCTGCTATGAGTAAGGCTATTGAAATAGCTAAACAAAACTTAGTACCTTATGGTGTATTATATACAACAACGCCTGGTTTCTTAACTAATGATGAAGGAAAATATGCTTATGCTGTTTTAAACAATTCAAGCAAATTTTCTGAAATGTGGTATGATCTAACATATCAACAAGTTTCTGATATTGTGGATTCTAATAAACTTTCTAGTTTTGTTCATATCCAATTTAACTATCAACAACTTGGTTATGATGAAAAATGGTTTGAAAAACAATGTAGAGACTTGGAATGGGATTGGACTCTAATTCGTCGAGAAATTCTTCTTGAATGGTCTGATGAATCAGAAAACAATCCGTTCACTAAAGATGAGTTAGATGGGATTCGTAAATATTGTAGAGATCCTAAAAAGACAATTCTTATCTTTGGGAAATACCAATTCAATATCTATGAAGAAATTCCCCTAAAATCAAACTTAGTTCCTAAATATCCTCCTATTATTGGGGTCGATCCATCTGGTGGTGTATCTAAGGATAGTTCTTGTATTACTTGTGTAGATTCTAAAACTACAAAAGTATTTGCTGATTTAAAATGCAATACAATTTCTAATATAGAATTAGCCAGAGTAGTTCAATACTTGGTTACTAATATGATGCCTAACGCTATAGTCAACGTAGAAAGAAATGGTGGTTATGGATTATCAGTAATTGGTAAATTATTAGAAACTCAAGTTAAGCGTAATCTATATTATGAAATCAAAGATAGAGTTCTTGAAGAAACTACAGATGGTAATAGAATTATTAGAAATAAACGTAAGACAAAAGTATATGGTCTTACATCAACAAATATAGTTCGTGATCATCTTATAGAAATTCTTAGAGAACGAGTAAACTATCATAAAGATAAATTTATATCTCCTTCTATATACCAAGAAATGAGAGGGTTAGAAGTAAAACGTAATGGCAAAGTAGAACACTCAGATACCACACACGATGACCAAATATTCTCGTATCTTGTTGCATTATACGTTTGGTATGAAGGAAAGAATTTAAAAGAGAACTTCGGAATTATAAAATCCAGTATTAAAACTGAAGATGATATTGATGAAGTTCTTGATATGGGTATAGATGAGTATACTACAGATATTACTCAAGAGATAGAATACATCAATGAGCCTGATGAAAATAAAGGTAAAGATGATATTCGTACACAAATGGTTGATATGAAAAAAGCAGGAGATTTATTATTTGGAGATTATATTTCTAAGCAAAGAAAACAAGAAACTCAAATGCTTAAAGAAATGCTAAATGATCCTGTTGTTAGAGAAGCATATGCTAGAAAATATAATATCAACCCTGATGATGTAGAAATATCTGATGATACTACTATTGGTAATGAACAAGGCCTTCCTCCTTCATTATTTATAGACTTTAATAATCCTGAAGAGGAAATGAGTTCTACTTCTGTTTATAATAGTTTAGACCATGGAGATATGTATTATCAAAATCATAAAGAAGATAATGGTTTACAATAAGTACTTCCCTTACCGTTTTATGCGGTAAGGGAAATTTAAAAGTTAGAATAAAGTTTACAAGTATATAAGATATTACTGCTATTTTACTTACTAAATGAGGTGTTTATATGCTGGATTTTATTACCAATAATCAAGAATATGAATTACAATCAGATAATCAACTTGCTAGTATTCTTATACAATTTGATAGTGATTATGCTATGAATATTGTAGAAGATACATTGACGGCAATGTTTAATAGATTTGATACGGTTCCTAAACCCAATACAATTAAAGCTTTTAAAACAATCTTTAAGCAGTTGTATAATGCTTATCCTTATGATCAAGATCAGATTTCTGCAAAAGAACAGGAAACATATCTTAATATCATAGATGCGGTTTCTAAGAAGTATGATTTCCAATTTATTAGAAATGATGAAACCACAGACTTCTATCCTATTGCAGATTTTGTATATGATTTCTATGTAGCTAAGTTTAATCAGTATATTGTAAATTTCTTTACTAGATTTATCTATGAAGAAAGAGAAAATATTTACTCTGCTTTAAATATGGAAAATCTTAAATACAATAAAGATGCTAGTTCTAATTACAATAAGCTCATCTTTAGTAAGGATCCTGCATTGATTACAGTAGCTGCTAATCTTCCTTTAGTATTATCTTTTATTAAAGATATGGAAGTCCCTGATTCTACTGTATATGGATATGCTTATGGGATGACCAACCAAGAAGTCATTAATCTCTTTAATAAGAATATCATAAATAACGTAAGCTTGTTTAGAAGATATAATTCTCTTATTAATAATGAAGTATTAAGAGCAGACATCATCACTCATGTTCGTTTAAAATTACAACAGGACTATGTACAAGCTTTAGATCCTAGAGTAATTGAAATGATGAATAAATAAGTGAATAGGAGATATATAATGGAAGAGAAAAAAGATATGTCTGAAATGACCATCGAGGAAGCTAATAAAGAAATAGATTCTATTGTAAAAGATCTTGAAGATGAATTAGAAGTAAGTATTAAAGAAGAAACTAAAGTTATTGAAGAGAATTTCAATATTACCGATTCTATGTTTTTTAAACATAGCAAACTCGATACTAAACTTGTAAAAGTATTAGTAGATATTTACTATATGACAGATTTGAATGCTAGAGATAGAGCTATGGAACTCCTTGTGCAAGAATCTGATCATTATGATGAAGAATCTAAAAAGATTGTTCATAAAGTAAATAAAGCATACCATATTGCTAATTTTGAAGATGATGCTTTTATAGAAGTATACAAGCATGTTTTAACTTCTAATCTTCTTAAAGTATATGGTAATGAAGTTAGACTTAGAAGAGCTTTTGAAGATTTGTATCTTGCAAAAGAAAGATCTGGATTATATTTCAACGCCTTCCTTCCTGATTTGATCAAAGCAGTATTGGTTCATTTCGGGTTTAAATTCAAAAATGGGGATGAAAAGAAATATAACTATGCAGCTCTTTTTACAATAGCTCTTTCTAAATTAGCTAGAAAATTATCCCCTTATGATGCAGTAAGTAATTATATGATTATGCTTACTATGAAGAATATATCTAATTGGTCTTTTATGACTTCTGAACAATTAAACAAATATCCTAAGGCTACAGAGCAGATCAAGGGATTCTTTAAGTTATTATTCCTTATCTATACCTCTGTAGAAATTTCTGCTAAGAAAAAAGAAAATGTAGATAATCCTGCTTTGACTGCATTACAAGATATTTTTAAACCTTCTAAAGAAGATTAATTTATTGGGTAAGGGCTTAATGGCTCTTACCCATATTATTTTTACATCTTTATAATATGGATGATTTTATAAAGGAGGCATAAAAGCTATGTCGGAATGTAAATCCTGCAATTCTGGTAAGTATTATCTAGAAGAACACGATAGTACCTGCTATGATTGTTCTAGTGTAAATAATGTTTTCACCCCGACTCCGGCATATAATGGCGGAGTTGTTGGTGGCCGCTGTTATTCTGATTATACAAGTACTAAAAATTCTAATATAACTCCTGGTTTAATGAGCGGATTATATAGACCTAATGGACCTTTAAATCTTTCTTGTAATTGCTGTTCAAATACTATGGTTACAGGAGTTAAAGTATCTCAAAAAACTATTATTACTATTACCGTACAATATACAGATCCTGAAAAGAATACTTCTATTGATTTAGAAGCTGGAAAAATGTATATTTTCGACTATATTGAAGATGGAAAACTCTTACGAGTATCTGGTAGATTATCTGATATCTATAAAACTTATGATTGCAACAACAATGTTTTATTTAAACTGAAAGTAGATTGCTCTGCTAATTATGTAACAAAAACAGCTGTATTTAAAACAGATCAGATTCGTGGAGTCACCGAATACTCTGTATATGCAGATCAAGATCCTACCATTGATAATAGTATCCATAGATATGGTACAACTACTGCAGAAGTTATTAAGAATGCAGTAGTTAAGAATGCTATTGCTGATAAGAATGGTAATATCTTAGAAGGTACTATTGTTTCTGGTGAAGTTACTGGTCATACATTAGATGGACTTGCTCAAGGAAAGAATAATATTGGTATGGAACTTACTGTCATTAATGGTGACACTATTAATGGTGCTATTCTTGAAGGTAAAATTCTTAATGCTAATCTTAGAGCTGGATCTGTAGATGGTAAAACAGATGAAAAGACTGGTATTGTATCTGATGCTACTATTACTGGAACCATTACCAATGTAATTGCTATCAATACAATCATTAAGGGTGGTAGAACAGAAAAGGGTATTATTATCAATCCTGTATTAAAAGACTCTGTTGTATATGGAGCTACTGTTACTGGTGATGATATGGTTACAACTGGTGGTATTACCGTAGGTGATATCACTGTTGGTGGTACAGCTGTAGGTGGAAAGGCTACTGGTGGTACAGCTACTGGATGTATTGATGGTAAATCTTATACTATCGAAGATGGTACAACCACTGGTAAAATCACAACTACTGGTGGTACATTGGTTGGCGGTACTATTATTGGTGGTACTAAAGTTGGTCGTACTATTGTAAATGCTGTTATCCAAGGTGGGGTTTATACCAATGGTACAACTACTGGTGGAGATACCAAAGATGGTACTATTATTGCAGGCAGATCGGATGTAACTCCTATTGGAAGAAATGTTGGTAGAGGTAATACAAATAAACCTAAAGTTATTAGACAGTTTGACGTTCCTGTAGAAGGTCATGAAAATCAATGTCCTGGATGCCTTGATGATAATGTATTATTTAAGAATGGCCTTATTTTATATGCCGATAAACATTTCAATAGTTTTGGTACTAATATGAGTGAAAATTGGGAAGAAAAAGCTGGAGTAACTCACGAATAATATAATCTCATCCTAAGGGGTTAAAACTCCTTAGGATGACTTATTTATAATGAGAGTTGTGTATAGTAATTATTTTAAGGGAGAGGTATGATACATGCAAACGTTTATTAATGATAATCAGCTTTTTTCTTTCTTATTATCTAAAGGTATCAATTATAAATTATACCATTATGATGCTTCAAAAGATCCCAATGATTCAGTTCAACCCCCTAAACAAAAGTTTATGGAGTATTTTAATAATACTTTTTTCTGGGAAAAATTATTAAAAGATAGAATGAGTTCTGTAATTCATTATATTACATTCTTCAAAAAAGATAAGCTTTCTTACAATATCTTAGCTGCATTCCATGATAGTGAAGATATCTTTTTATTTGATAAAATATTAAAGATAGTTTATGATAATGCAGTAAGAATAAAATATGATAATGTATTAGAACGGATTATCATGAACACAATATATGATAATAATATAGATACTTTTAAAGCTGTTGTAAAATTTATAGAAGATAATGATAAGATAGATGAATTATTTAAGAGTGAAGATGTAAAAGGATTCTTATTAAATGAAGCAGCAAAGAATGATAATACTGAATTTGTAAGTTTCTTTTTAAATAATGGTGTATCTGGAGATTCATATGATAATATGGCTTTATCAAGTGCTATCAAACATGGGAATTATAAAGTAGCCAAATTATTAATAAAACATGGTGCTGATATTAATAAGAGATCTAAGTTGAACTTTATGCTTATTGATAGAAATGATAAAAACTCTTCTGATGAGAGTGCATTAAATAATGATGAATATAGATTGTATCTTCTTGAATCTTTGAATAAAGAGGGTGAAGAATAATGGCAGAACCTATGCCGTATTTTTGTAAAAAAGAAGGAGATTCTATTATCTTCTCTGCTAAGGATAGAGAAATGATAGCTTATATTCCTGAAAAGTATTTTGATAGAAACCTTGCTGAACAAGAAGGGGACCTTATAAATATAATGGGAATGTTTAACTATACAATTCAGAGCGTAGATGGAAAAATGAATGATGGATTAAAGTTATTTAAATTCCCTAGTATGTTTGCTACTAGACCTTATGCTATTGAAAAGGTTAAGCAACTTCAATTAACCAAGAATTCTGTTAAAGAAGATTATAGATTGTTTAAATATAAAGAAGGAGATCAGATTATAGTATCTACAAAACTAGTTAAGTTTGTTGGTAACTGTGAAAAGATGTTGAATCTCTGTTTTATTCTTGGATATATTATCAATACAATCCCGTATGAGGAAATACAGGATTTTATTATTGATAATATGACTATCAATGGGTTTTCTTATGGAATCAATAACCAAATGTTTGGATTAGCTATATCTGAAGTTTGTAGATCTAAAGATGATGAATCGATTCCTTTTAGATTATCAAAAACAAATGATATGCATGCATATAAGTCGATGTCTTTAAAGAATGTATCTAAGATTATTTCTCCTTATACAGCTTTAATCTCTGAAAACTTTGATGAATCTATACTTCATGCTATGATGAATGACAATCCTAAAGATACCCCATTGGAGCAAATTTTGGTTGGAGAAGAATAGCCAATAAACCAGCTTCAATAACATTATATTAAAATCTGGGATCCTTTTCTTTAAAAAAGAAATGTTGTTCTTGGATTCTATATATATAGAATCACTAATAATAATTTTTAATTAAACCATTTCAAATTATTAGTTTTTCGAAAAATTAATAACTTTCTGTAAAAAAGGAGGAACTAAATATGCCAGCTCCTGGTGTAACCACTATCATTGACGACCAGTCTGAGATTTTGCAATATAGTGATACTGTAAAAGATAGTACTGATCGCCCGATAGCCATGGTTGTAAGTTCTGCTGATAAAGGACCTGAAGAATGGAAGCATAAATTGTTTGGTAGTGATTTTTACGATTATTATGGAAGAACTCCTTCCTATACTCGTCATGGCCAAGCTTTGATTCAAGCTGCAAACTTTATCGATGCTGGTGGTTATGTTACATTCAAACGTATTGTAGCTACCGATTCTACTCTTGCTAACATTGGTGTTGTAGCAGAAGTAAAGAATGAAAAGAAACAAAAGACGAATGACAACGGTCTTCCGTTGTATACGAATCCGACAACAAATCGTCTTACTACAGATGCTAATACAAATGGTATTGCTAATACTCCGGTATTGGAAAACTTTGTTAAGATTACATATCGTTTGAAATCTGTTGCATCTGATGGTAATGATGTTAAGAAATTTGGTAAGATTCTTAAGGGTGACTTCGGCCATAAGAATGAAATCGGTGAAGATGATGAATACGTATTATTCTTAATCGCTGATATGGGTCGTGGTAGCTCCAATAAATCTTTCCGTATTTATACAGATGCTACTGCTTCTCATCCGTTGGATTACGTTCGTTATTTTATCGATATCATTGAAAATGGTAATACTATTGAAACAGTATCCTTTACAATGAATCCGAATATCGTTGAAAAAGATAAGAACATGTCTTTGGACAATGCTATTGCTATGCGTTCGAAACAGGTTCGTGCTATCTTCTTTGATGATGAATTTGAAGCATTTGTAAATAATGTTGGGTATCTTATTGATGATACAGAATCCTTTAAGAATGCCGACGTATTATTTGGTACAGATTTGAATGGTCGGGATTATGCTAATTTGGCAGTAGATATGTCTGATGGTGTAAACCTCTCCAGCCTTATGGGTATTAAACTCCAGAATGGTTCTAATGGTGCTTTTGGTGATGCTCCTATCAAATCTGCTGAATACGAAGCTGAAATGGTTAAAGCATTTGATGGATCTTTTTCGGATGATATTTATGACTTAGATAACAACCGTATTGACTGTATATTTGATGCTAACTATCCTAAACAAGTTAAACGTGCTATTGAACGTTTGGCCGCTTTCCGTGAAGACTTAGTATACTTCCGTGATATGGGTGTAGGTATTAGCTCCATTGAAGAATTGCGTATTAAGAATCAGGAAAATGCTAAGAGTCGTTATTGTGCAACATATATGAACTCTTATGAAATTTATGAACCTTATACACGTAAACAAATTCCAGTTACAGTAACTTATGACCTGTGCCGTTTATTTGTTAAGCATTTCATCAATGGACGTAACCGTCCTTTCTGCGGTCAGAAATATGATATCATCGTTCCGATGGAATCGTTTGTTCAAGGTACTTTGAACTTCTCGCCTAAACATACTCCTCATGTAGATCAGTTTAAGGAATTGGATGACCTTCGTATCAATTACCTTTCCTTCTACAATGGTAATATCTTGACGATGAATTCGGAATATACTTCTCAGACAGCTTATACACAGCTTAGCTGGGTTAACAACGTATTGGCTGTTCAGCAGGTTATTAAAGCTATTCGTGAACTTTGTCCTAAGATCCGTTATAGCTTCCTTGATGGTGATGACCTCACGAAGTATAAACGTGACGTTAATGACTTGATCGTTAACCGCTATTCCAATCTGTTCCAGTCGTTCGAAATTCAGTACGTATCGAGCTCGCTTTATAACTCTAATAAGATTATTTATGCTAGCTTGTTTGTACGCTTCCGTAATTTCGTTCAAACAGAAATCTTCAAGATTATTGCCTTGAATTCTTAATAGGAGGGTGTAAAATACTATGGCTAAAGAATCCGTAAGTAATATTTTTGACAGTACCCTCAATCCTCGTGATGTAACCAAATATACACTCATGCGTGGGGTTACTGACTTTACAAACCTGGCTCAGTTTGACCTGTATGAAACAGGTTATTCATTCTTGATTTGTCTCGATATCCCTAAATTCTTGACAGCATTGAGAAGTCGTAATGAACAGTATGATACTCTTATTCGTAACTACCGTCATATTCTTGAATATGAATTCCGTGGTGCACAGGGTATTGAAGATATTAGTGCTGAAACAAACCAGTTGACTAATGGTATTACTGATCTTAATATCATTACTCGTACAACTGAACAAGGTGGTACTTCCTTTACGATGAACTATTTCGAACGTTCTGGTTCGTTGATTACCAAAGTAAATGAATTGTATCTCCGTGGTGTTAAAGACCCTCGTACTCAGATCAAACGTTATAATGGTCTTTTGAAGTATCCTGAATATACTGGTAAAGACAACTCTGGTCTTATCAAAGGCTATCAATCTGAAATCTTCCATTTCTTATTGATCGTAACTGATAACTCTGGTTTGAATGTTGAAAAGGCATATATCTTGGCATCCTGCCAACCTAACCTTGCTAATACATCTAACCTTTATAACGTTATGCGTGGGGAAATTCAGTTTGCTGAAATTCCGTTGCAGTTCAATGGTTTCCCGATTCCTGGTCGTATCGTTAACCAACGTGCTACAGAATTCCTTGACTTTATTAACAAGCATACTTGCTTTGATGAAATGGAATTCGGATACAATATCCTTAATAAATCCATCCATCCTGAAGCATCTGCTGAAGTATATGCTGGATCGTCTGATGCAACAGTTGCAGATTCTCCGACATATGATTCTATTGTTAACCTTAAAGCAACGATGTAATAATAATATCTCTATACTGGTTAATTCCAGTATAGAGATTTTTATTGTTGATTATTTAGTATACTGGATACATTAAGGTAATTGTCTTAAAATGACGTATTTTAGGAGGGAATTTAGTTGGCTGACGATAAAAACAAGACTCCGAAATCAGACGATATGCCTATTTTAAATACTAATTTAAATAAAAAAATTATCGATGATGTGCAGAAAAGCATAGATGATCTTTATAAGAATACATATTTTACCAATAATGATAATACTAAATATATTGACTCCATCAAGAGAAAGATGGATAATGATTTAGAAACCCTTATTGATAAAGCTAAATCTAGCAATGGTGGATTGGATATGTCTGAGCTTTATGCTAAGACATTATTCCAAAATGATACAGATCAAATAAATGAAATACGTAATGTATTAGAAGATGAAACAATGCTTACAGATATCATGGATATCTATTCTCAGAATACTGTAGTACGAGATTTAGATAGAGAAATAGATACTATCTGCAAGTATATGCCTAAACTCGATGAAGCATTAGATATTAAGAAAGATAATATCTTATCTGCTGATCATTTTAATGATGATGCGGTTCGTATTTCTATTGAACGTTTAAGCTCAGATGGATCTAATAATGGAAAATCTGAAGCTGATGGATCCGATCTAAATCTGTTCCAGAAAAAATATAGATTAGATCAGTTTAGAGAAAAGTTATATTCGGATACTGCTAAATATGGAGAACAGTTTGTATATATTGTTCCCTATAAATTAGCATTAGATCGTTTATTGAAAAAGACTCCTTCTTCTAATTTATTATCAGAAGCATCTATTTGTACTGAAGAAGAGATGAATACAAGATTTGAGCAGATCAATGAAACTCTTCGGTTTAAATATACTGAATACAAAGATGAAGCTGATCTACAAAGTAAACGATTAGAACAGGTCTATGATTTAAATGAAGATACAAATATTCCTAATTCTGCTTTATCTGGTTATGAAGATAAAGGAATTGAGTACAAGGGTATAGATATAGAAATTAACAAAACTGGAGTCATTCCAAGTATCCTTGCACACGAAAATAATGCTAGACGTATTATAAGAGAAACAGCAACTCTATTTGGGGAGGCCTCGGTTGAATCTGGACTAGGTTATAATAAAACAACCTATCTTTCTAACTCTTTATATTCTAAAAATGCAAATGACAGATTAAAAAGAGCAGTAAAAAATGGAACATTAGAAGTTCCTACAAGTTTAGCAAATGATGGATTAAAAGATCTTAATGAAAAACGAGGTTCTAAAAAAGAATCTGAATTAGAACTTCCTGGTGCAGTATTAGAAATCTTAGAACATGATAAAGTTACTCCTGTATATATTAACAAGAATACATGTCTTGGATATTACTATCTTGAAGTAAACAGTCCTGATGGATCTGGTGATGAAGCAAATGGTATGACCTTTACTTCTACTTTAGGTGGGTTACGTCCTAGAAGAACTGCTAGAGAAAATACAAACACTGCTATGAACAACAGTGCTCAAACTAATGAAGTTCTTTTAAAGATTGCTAAAAAGATCTCTCAAAGAATAGATAAGAACTTTATCAATGCTAACCAAGATCTATCTAAAGAAATCTATTCTATTCTTAAATATAATGCAGATAATGGAAATGGTAGTACTGCTAAGATGAGAATTACCTTTATTCCTCCTTCTGATATTATTCATTCTTATTTTGAATTGAATGATAAGAGTCATAGAGGCGTATCTGATTTAGCAAAATCTATCTTCCCTGCTAAATTGTTTACTTGCTTATACATCTCAAATACTATAGCTCTTCTTACTAGAGGATACGATAAGAGATTATACCATGTAAAACAAACAGTAGATACCAATATCACGTCTGTATTGCTTAATGTAATTAACCAGATTAAACGTTCTAATTTCAATCTTAGACAGATTGAAAATATGAATAATATCTTAAATGTAACTGGTAGATTTAATGACTTGGTAATTCCTCAAAATGCTAATGGTGAATCTCCTGTTAGTTTTGAAATTATGCCTGGTCAAAACGTAGAAGTAAAAACAGAGTTTATGAATATGCTGGAAGAAATGGCAGTAAATCAAACTGGTGTTTCTTTGGAAATGGTAAATAGTAGATATCAAGAATCAACAGCTACTCATCTTACTATGAGTAATGCTAGATTCTTAATCAAAGTATATAGAAGACAGAAGCTATTTGAACCGATTCTATCTGAAATTTATACAAAATTGTATCAATATGAATATGATACAAAAGTAAATGTATCTGTAGAGCTTCCGCTTCCTATCATGCTTAACTTTACAAATACTTCCCAAATTCTTTCTATGTCTCAAGAATTAATTAATAGCATTACTCAAATGAAATTTGGTTCATCTCAAGATGAAACAGCTAAGATGTCATTCTCTGCTATGCTTATGGAATACTACTTCAATTCCTTCTTACCGATGGATAAAATAAATGAAATGGCTGATAAAGCTAAAGTACAATCAGCTTCTGATCAAGTAAAAGGTGCAGAAGAAATGGGTGGAGACATGGGAGGATCTGGCGGTCAACAATATTAATTTAACAAATCCACTTAACTAATTAATAATGATAAATAGAGTGTTTGCCTAAACGAATTTTTGAAAAAAAAAATAAAAAAGTAGTACATCTATAAAAATTGTAACGCACCATTTCATCCGTCAATTTGTAATACTTATATAAAGCAGACACTCTGTTTGTCATATTCATATTGCGATAACGAAATACTAAACTGAATCTAAATATTTAGG